ATGACGAAGCCGGATCATCTGTCTCGATGTCTGGTGATGGGCTAAAGATTATGGTGGGGGCGCCGAACGAAGATACAAACGGAACGAATGCGGGTTCAATATATTATTGGACACGACCTTCGTCGGGGGCGAACGCGACCATGAGACAACGGTTTCAACATAGTGATGTATCGCAGCATGACAATGCTGGAAAACTATCTTCAATCGAAATATCGGGTGACGGAAATACGTTCGTCATGGGTGTCGAATTAGAAAGGACGAACGCTGACCAAAATACCGTAGACTCTCGGGGTGCGGCCTACCTATTCACCCGGTCTGGGAATACCTGGACACAAAGAAAGAGATTTTTGGCATATGACGGGGTGTCTTGGGATTGGTTCGGTTGTTCAGTCTCAATATCCAACGACGGTGACAGAGTTATCGTGGGAGCGAAGGGGGAAGATGGATCCAGTGTCTGGAACTCGGGTTCGGTCTACATGTATATAAGAGGGAGCAACAATTGGCAAATAGCGTTCGTTTACACACCATCGTTCCGAGCGAGTGACGCAGCGCAAAACGACTATTTAGGTGGGGACATTTCACTCTCCGGTGACGGGTACAGGTTCCTTGTGGGGGCGAATAGTACTGATCATAGTAATGGTACCGATCGAGGCTCAGTCTACACGTTCGAATAACGAAACGTTCGATGCAAAGATTTTGATCGAAGTAAACTTATTTAAAAGTTTGAATCCACATGACGACAAGTAAAATGAATGCCATCGATGTTTTAGGACTCGTGAGTTCGATAATCATCGCACTCATGTTTATACCCGAAATATCACACGTTTATAAAAACAGCGACGCGAAGGCTATAAATTACTCATTTCTACATTTGAATCTTTCGGCGAGTATTTTTGGTCTCGTATATTCTATACATTACACGATCATACCTATGATCATAACGAACCTGTCAGCGGGTATATTTTCATTAATCATTTATAGATTTAAATGTATTAATGAGGTTAAAGAGGTGAGGGGTAATGATAATATAGCTTCTATGGTGTAGTGGTAACACTGTGGACTTTGAATCCACTACCACAGGTTCGATCCCTGTTAGAAGCTTCCCGACCTTAGCTCAGATGGAAGAGCAGCTGACTGTAGTATTCGATACTAAATTTGCAATGTAAAAATTGCTATCAGGCTATCAGCGGGTCACCCGTTCGAATCGGGTAGGTCGGATCATTCCGCCCTAGCTCAATCGGAAGAGCGCACGGCTGTTAACCGTGAGGTACAGGGATCAAAACCCTGGGGCGGAGAATACCTTTTTAAATATGTTGTTCCATACTTAAAAAAGTATCCGTGAAATCCCAAAAAAAATAATAGTTTACTATAATATACAACATGTCTGGCGGAATCGCACAGCTCGTCGCCGTCGGCGCGCAAGACGCTCATATCGTCGGAAAACCAGAAGTCAGTTTCTTCAGGTCGAATTATCGACGACACACAAATTTTGCCCAAACGGTTGAGACCCAGGTTCTCCAGGGAAATCCATCCGCGGGTAGCATCTCCACGGTTCGCTTCGAGCGGAAAGGTGATATGATCGGATATGTTTACATCTCCAACCGCGCCGGTTCGCAGCGTACCAAGGCCCAATGGAAACAACAAATTCAGAAGGTCGAGGTACTAATTGGCGGACAAGTTATTGATGAACAAACCTCGGAATTTTCTCTCGAGATCGCTCCAGCGCTCTTGGGTCAAACCTATTCCAAGTCTCTCGTCGCGACGACCGATGATAAGGCTGCGTTTTACCCACTCCGATTCTCCTTCTGTGAGAACGCCCAATCTGCCATTCCATTGGTGGCGCTTCAATACCACGACGTTGAACTTCGAATCACATGGGGTTCTTCCCCAGCGTTGGACACCGAGGTTCACTCGCAATTCATCTACTTGGATACTGATGAACGCACAGCGCTCTCGTCCACCCCCCAAAACATGCTCGTCACGCAAACTCAGCGCGCTGTCCAGAGTGGATCCAATATCCAGGAACTCAATTTCAACCACCCTGTCAAATTCGTCTCGACCTATAAGTCGGGCGGTGTCGGCGTCGCGGCTGGTGAGGTTCGTCTCCAAATTAACGGTACCGATGTTGGTGACGCGAAATTGGCGAAACCCCATTACACGTCCGCGAGCTTCTACTACCACACCCCATTCACAACGCTCGATAACTCCAACTCTGATCGTTTCTTGTATCCATTCTGCCTCGATACCTCTAAATTACAGCCAACTGGTTCGCTAAACTTCAGTCGTCTCGACTCGGCTCGTCTCTTGAGCACTGCGGGTTCGTTTAATACCGATATTTACGCTGTCAACTATAATATTTTAAGAATCGAAAACGGTATGGGTGGTCTTACTTATTCGAATTAATTTTACACACTACTAGTAAATGTTACTGAAGTTAATATTTTTGTTGGGATTCATATTTGTCTTAACGTATGATCCAAAATCTGGAACGTTAAACAAATATGTAGATCCAAAATCATCAGCCGAAATGCCCAATGCCCCATGTAAAGACGGACACTATAATGAAATACAATTCGCTCAGAAGGGATATTCATGTCCCGAAAATATTCAAACACATATGGGTGTTATACATGCTTAAAAGAATGCCGTGTATCTATTACATAAAAATGCTCTCACTGGATAGAGAAACACTGACGGTCGTCGCACTAATCGTGTGCCTCGCCGCCACTGCTTACCTGTATAAGGAATTTGCTTTAGCAAAAACCGAACTGGTGAATATCAAGAAATTCTGTAATAAACTCGCGACTCCACAACAGCCACCATCTCGCACACCCGTGAAGACGATCTCGATCAAAGAAGAACCAGAGACTGAAACCACTATCGTAACCGACGAATCCGTCGCCGAGACGGGGGATAATTAACATATCTGACAATTGTAACTTGCGACATCGCAATGAAAAAATATAAAGCTATCGCTATCCCAGTTACTTTTAGCGGTGATAAGCCCCGGTTCTTAGTTGTCAGAGATAAAAGATTCAAAGATTGGATCTTTGTCACAGGAGGATGTCGTAGACGAGAAATCTACAACCCCCTTCGTTGTGCGTTGAGAGAACTTGAAGAGGAAACACGTGGAGTCGTTTCCCTCAAGAAAGGAGAATATACAGAGTTTAAATTTACAGTAAAAGAGAGTCCGACCGTTGATTTGGAATACAATGTATTTGTATTTTTTGTCGATTACTCGAGACAAGAACAATTGGAACTTGTGAGAAAGTTTAACGACGAAAAAACCAAGATGAATTTAAGAAAAATTCAAAAACAACCAATCAAGAGAACACATGACGAAAACGATTTCATGAATTTCGAAACCCTCATAGAATTTAAAAACAGGAAAATGTGGGATCGAATACAAAAAAATGTTCTCAACAATCCAGAATTTTATGAGTGTGTGACATCTCTCGATAGAAAAACATTTAGTATTAAATAATGAAGTCTAAGAATTATATTTTAAAACAGATCCACGATTGTCTCGTAAATCGACACGCGTATACGATAGAAAAAGCTGAGAAATTCATAGATATTCACAAAGATGATAAAGTCTATGAACTTTTAGTTTTGAAAAAGGAGCTCACGGAGGGTGAAGAGGTTCAGCCGGATGTATCTTATCGAACATCGATATGGAGACATCACGATGAAGGGGATTAAAAGAATAACTACATGGTAGGGTAAGTATCATGTTCAAATCCTGGTGTAAGAACAATGGATTTTATGAAAAAAAATCCAATCCATCGCACGTTTTAATGGATAAAGGCGTCCTATACGTACCGTACGATAGATTGAACGAATTTTACGCGAAGTACATTGAATATATAAAAAAGGAAAAATTATACGTCGTCGAACAAAAGACACTTGATTCATATAATTTTTTCGTAGATCTCGACTATAAAGATGATGAACCCCTGACGGTTGAACAGGTCGAACGAATATGTCGGGTGATTTGTGACAAGGTATATAAATATGGTGGACGTGACGCTTTGATTTCTGTCGCTAAACCTAAACCACATGGCGACTACATCAAAACCGGTGTTCACATAAACTGGCCAAATTTTCCAGTGAATCGGTCGTCCGCTCTAGCTCTAAGGGACCATATAATATCAACCCTCCAATTGGTATATGGATCAAAGGATTGGAATGATATTGTTGATTTATCTGTGTATGGTAGTTCAGAAAGAAATACCAAGGGGAGTGGATTTCGAATGCCATATTCACACAAGATGGTAAACTGTAAGGAATGTCAGGGGAAAGGATGTGAGTCATGTGATAAGGGACGAATAATACAGGGTGAATATTTACCCATTTTTTTATACAAATCGGGGGTGCTCGGTTTCATGCAAAAAATTTCATCCGAACCCACAGTTGACATCATGTGGACGGCGACCCTACGAACCCAACATGGTACGGAACCACGTGTGATCGTCGGCTCTAAAAGTAAAACCGAAGGAGCTTTTACTAGAGCACAAACCAAAGATGAATTAACTGATCGCGCGGTCATATTAATGCTTCAAGAATTCATCCAAAAAAACATGGAGGGACAGTCCAGATCAATTATCACACACATCTATAAACATCAAAATCAACACCTAGTGGCGACGACCTCGAGATATTGTGAGAATACGAAAAGGAACCACGGATCTAATCATGTATGGTTTCATATAATAGGGAATGTCATTCGTCAAAAATGTTTTTGTAAATGTGAGACGATGCGTGATCGTCATTATGGATTCTGTAAAGATTTTTCAGGGCGTCAATTCACACTCACACCCAAGATTGTAGAGAAAATGGAATTAACGAAGTATAAGGAAATCTCAAAAAAACAGCAGGTTACTCAGCAGAGCGACGACGTTTTAAAGGATTTAACGACCTACGTAAATAAATACATCACGCGTACGGCTTTGAACCTGACGGAATTAAAAAAAGAAAAGAAGAAAGGCGTGTATTCTATAAAGACGGATCATCAATGTGAGGTATGTGCGAAGGAGGTAGCTTTTACAATCATAGGGAAGACGATTGAACAAACGTGTGGGTGTGCGAATCGTAAACATAAGTTAACGGATAAAATTTGTAATAAATTATGATGCGACACGTTTCGAAAAAAGTTATCTAAATAATTATAAATGTCGAAATTAGCACCCGCACCTGTATCAACGCGTTCGGGGAGAATATCCAAACCACCAGAACGCCTAGAGCTGTTTGAGGACATTGAGGATGATTTCGACGACGATGAATACGATACAGACGATGATTGTTCGAGTGATGATGGTTTATCTATTAGATCCGATTCGGACGACGATGATGACGACGATTTAGCCGACTTCATCGTAGATGATGAATATGAAGATGAAGATGAAGATGAGTAATAACGAGCTTAAAAAAATAAACAGTTTTCATATAAATGGAGACAGATATTGGAAATCCGATTGACTATAATCCTGATATTTTAGATAAAGAAGATGAAATGCACCCTCAACATTCGGAGCAGCAGCAACAGCCGGAAGATGAATATTACTATTATCCACCAGCGCCACCTCCACCCACGATACCACAGACCCAAAAGATAGATCTATTTAATGATTTAGATAAGACCGCTTATATAGTAATATTCGTGGCTTTTATATTGGGATTCTTCATGGGTAAAACGATGCAGCCGGTGATCCTCAGGCCTGGGTAGCGTTGCCGTCTTGAAAATACTGTCGTAATTTACTTTGATTTTCTCTTATATAATTTAATATAGTTTCCCTCATTGGTTCCTCTTTAATAGAGGTCTTTCTCTCAGCCCCATCAGTCGGCGAAACCTCGTTACACACCATGTCCCGGTTAGTTTCCTGAATCTTTCGTTCTTTCAAAACTAACCCGAGTATGACGATGAATATAATAATGGTGATCGCGTTTAAGATAATTGATATCGCGCTCAGCATACTTATATATATATGATATTAAAAAATTACTTGGAGTTTACTTCTTCACCTTCCTCGACTTCACCGTTACCTTCCGTGTTTTGAGCGTTCGTTGATTCCGCCGCCTGTTCGCGTTTCCGCTTTATCTCGTCCATTTCATCCGAAACGATTTTATCGGCTTCTTTCACAAGCTCTTCCATCGGTGCGTCTGGCTTTTCCTTTTTGAGTCGCTCGAGAATTTCAGCTGGGTGACTGATCGGCGCTTCATCCGGTTTGTTGTAGAATTTAGAATTCTCATCACCACTCTTAATAAACGGTGTGTCGGGGAGAGATTCGGATGGTTTAGCCATCATATCCCTCTTACGCTCGGCAAACATCTTCGCTGCCATCGCTTGGTTATCTTTGTACCCTGTCATGAGCTCCTCCAATTTGTCATTCGTGTAATGAACGTCTTCTATTGACTCCGTCGTCGGAGGTATCAGCAGCCATTTATACATGTCAACGACGTAAATATCGAAGGTGTCATCCTCCTTTTGGAGCCTCTTCGCGTGATTCGCCGCTTCATCGCGCGTCGGAAAAGCTCCTCTAATCTTAATACCGAATTTATCATTTTTTTGGGGGCATTCTGGTCCAACGATGGACAGGCAGGCAAACACTTGACCAGGTACGGTTGTGTAATCTTGTTCGAGAGACATGTTTATAATTGTACGTTGAACCAAAGCTTTAACTTACTTAAAAGAATGACATCAAATATGATATATGAGTCGACCATTCTGGGATAATCAACCCGTGTGTGACGCTAGTAATGATAGAATACATTTACCAGATGGGTTTGTATGGTCCGATGACATTGAAATGAATGAAATACATGAATTTTTAACAGGAAACTATATACGCGATGAACATTTTGAATTTAAATATTCACTCGATTTTATCACATGGGCGACGGACCCCACGTGGCATGTTTGCATTCGCGACAAAAATAATAAAATTGTGGGGTATATTTCCGGTACTGAAATATCCATGCGCGTTGAAAATGACGTTAAAAACGTGATTCAAATAAATTTTTTATGTGTCGATGAGACCATGCGATCTAAAAGATTCGCACCACTTTTAATCTCTGAAATTCGTAGAATAGCAAATACGAGGGGTATATACGAAGCTGTCTTTACGGCTGTTCATGATATCCCGGGTTCGATTACCACAGCGAAATATTGGCACAGACTCATCGATGTAAAGAGACTCAATAAATCCCTCTTTTCAAATGCAGATCCTAATAAAAATAGCGTCGTCGGTAAATCTAATTTTAGAAAAATGCTCCGAAAAGATGTTCCATTCGTAGTTAATATATTAAAAAAATATTGTTCTCGATTCAAAGT